GTTGGATTATTATGCTGGAAGATTAAGTCAAGAAGAACTATTGGAGTATGGATGGGAACCTTTTCAGTTTGTTCTCAAAACGGACATCAATGCTTACCTTGAGTCTGATATTAACCTTATTAAACTTCTAGAAAATAAAGTATACTATGAAGAAGTGATGTCTGTTATCGAATCTATTATGAGTGAGTTGAAACAAAGAACTTGGCAGTTGAGAGATTTCATTTCATGGGAGAAATTTATTGGCGGACAATGATATAATAATCTCCAAAAAGAATGAGGTATATTCGAAAATAACTTGTGAAAAACATATAGCACAAGAAATTTCGGAGTTTTTCACATTCTATGTTCCTGGTTACCAATTTGTTCCTGCTTTCCGTAATAGAATTTGGGATGGCAAGATAAGGTTGTTTAACTTACAGAGTTCATTGTTGTATCGAGGACTAACATATTACATTGAGCAGTTTGCTGAATCAAGGGGTTACACTTTTGAATATCAAGATGGACTGGATACAGAAGATGAATACTCCAGATACCATGCCGAAAAGTTTATTTCAGAATTAAATATTCATGCTCGTGGTGATCCTATCGAAGTGAGAGATCATCAAATCAATGCTTACATACACGCTATGCAAAAACGCCGAGCGTTACTGGTATCACCCACCGCATCCGGCAAATCTCTTATCATCTATCTTATTTTTCAACAGTTATACAAATACCAAAAATTAAAAGGCCTTGTTATTGTTCCAACCACTTCTTTGGTTGAACAACTGTATTCCGATTTTGCAGATTATAATAACGACTCCATGGAACCACAACTCCATAGAATTTATCAAGGAAAAGAAAAAGAATCTGATAAACCATTAATTATATCCACATGGCAATCTCTATATAAAATGCCTAAAGAATATTTTGAACAGTTTGATTATATCATTGGTGACGAAGCTCACCTATTCAAAGCACAATCTCTTACATCTATTCTCACCTCATGTATCAATGCCAAATACCGATTTGGTTTAACAGGTACACTCGATGGCACCAAAACACATAAGTTGGTGTTAGAAGGTCTATTTGGTCCTGTTAAAAAAGTAATCTCCACTAAAGAACTTATTGATAAAGATCAACTATCTAAGTTTGAAATTAAATGCCTCGTTTTAAAACATACCGATGAGATTAGTAAACTTATGAAAGGCAAAACATATGCTGAAGAAATTGACTATCTGATTTCAAATGAAGCAAGAAATAAATTCATTAAAAATCTGGCGGTTAGCCTTGGAACTAATACGTTGGTTTTGTTCCAAATGGTTGACAAACATGGTAGAATCCTGTATGATATGATAAAGGATACAAAGAATATTGGCGATAGAAAAGTGTTCTTTGTTTATGGTGGTACTGAAACTACCGACCGTGAAGAAATTAGAAAAATAATGGAGATTGAAAACGATGCAATTGTTGTGGCTTCTTTTGGTACCTTTTCTACTGGAATTAACATTAGGAATTTGCATAACATTATTTTTGCGATGCCAACTAAATCAACAATACGCACTTTGCAGAGCATTGGAAGAGGTCTACGACAAAATGATGGAAAAGAAATAGCCACCTTATATGATATATCAGATGACATGCGAGTTAATAAACACATGAATTTCACGTTAAAACATTTCGTGGAGAGGGTTCGCATATATAATGAGGAGAAGTTCCCATTTAAAATCTATAAGATAGGACTAAAGAATGGATAATATTAAAATAGTCAGATTGAGAAATGGTGAAGATATAGTAGGACAAGTTATGTTAAAAGATAATGGATCATATGATGTTATTGAACCTATGACGGTCGATGTAGAATATCGTGGTAGAGAAGCTGGACTAGTAATGCGTCATTGGTTACCGGTACAACTTGTTAAGAAAAACGAAATCGTTATCGATGATAAAGATATTCTGTGTTTGATGGAACCGGCAGATGACTTCATCGAATATTATGTTAATACTGTGGAAAAGATCCATGACTTGTTAAAAGCAAAGAATTTGATGGACGAATTAGATATGGATGAACTTGACGATATCATGGGTGCATTCGATGATTTAAAACAAGATGGAGATACATTACATTAATGGTATGCTTTATTACTTTCAACCAAGGACATACTCGACTATACACACTTGTCAAGCATATGTCAACAACTAATTATGGTAAATATGACTACACCTACTCCCAAGCTTCCTAAGAAGCCGAAACAATATGTTAACAATGCCGACTTTTTACAAGCTTTGGTTGAGTATCAAGATAAACTGAAATTAGCAAAGAAAAATAAAACACAACTACCGGTAATTCCAAATTACATCGGTGAGTGTTTTATGAAGATTGCAGAAGGTCTTTCACATAAGCCCAACTTTATCAACTACACCTATCGTGATGAAATGATATCAGATGGCATCGAAAACTGTTTAATGTATTTTGGCAACTTTGATCCTACTAAGTCCAAAAATCCTTTTGCTTACTTCACTCAAATCATTTACTATGCCTTTCTACGAAGAATACAAAAAGAAAAAAAACAGACCTACGTTAAGTATAAAGCCACAGAGATGATTGGTATACTTGATGAGTTTGAAATGTTAGAGTTTGAAGATGGTACCACCAAACAGTTTGAACTCTATGATAATATAGGCGAGTTCATTGAAAATTATGAAACGGCTAAAGAAAACAAAAAAGTGGCAAAGAAGCCAAAAGGGATTGAAAAGTTCTTAGGTGAGTGATATAATAGTTAGATTATGAAAATTGCAATTATAACCGATCAGCACTTTGGTGCAAGAAATGACTCGACACATTTTTTAGATTTCTATGAGAAATTTTATCGAGATACATTCTTTCCAAACTTAGATAAAAATGGTATCACTACTGTCCTTATTCTTGGTGATACTTTTGACCGTAGGAAATACATAAATTTTTATTCCTTGAAACGAACCAAGGAAATGTTCTTTAATGAGTTAGCCAAAAGAAACATTAAAGTTTTCATGTTGGCTGGCAACCATGATACCTATTTTAAAAATACCAATGAAGTAAATTCGGTTGATTTGTTATTACAGGAGTATGATAACATTACCGTAATTGATACACCACAAACAATTCATTTAGATTATGGTGATGTTGGTTCGGATGTGTGTATGGTTCCTTGGATTTGTACTGAGAACTACGAACAATCTCTACAAGAAATTAAAAATACCTCAGCCTCACTTTGTATGGGGCATTTTGAAATTGCCGGTTTTGCTATGCATCGTGGCATGCCTTCATTAGATGGCCTTGATCGCAATCATTTCAGCCAATTTGATATGGTCTTTAGTGGCCACTATCATCATAGATCAACACAAGATAATATCAGATATCTTGGAAACCCCTACGAACTAACCTGGCAAGATTACAATGATCCTCGTGGATTCCATTTGTTCGACCTGTCAACATATGATATTGAATTCATCGAGAACCCAAACATCATGTTTCATCGAATCACTTATGATGATAAAGAAAATAGCATTACCGAAATTACCAATAAAGATTTAAGCAAGTATACCGGAACTTATGTTAAGGTTGTGGTAGTCAACAAAACAAATCCATATCTGTTTGACAAGTTTATGAATAACATTTATGAGGTCAATCCACTCGATGTTACCATTGCCGAAGATTTTATGGACTTGACAGAAGGCGTAGATGATGATATGATATCACAAGCCGAAGATACAATCACAACTATTAACAAGTTTGTGGATGGTATTAAAGAAGAACACATTGATAATGAAAAGCTTAAAACGGTAATGAAAGAACTTTACGTTGAGGCATTAAACCAAGAACAGGCATGATTACATTCCAAAAGGTCCGTTGGAAAAACTTTTTATCAACGGGTGCAGCATTCACAGAAATTAACTTTACACGATCAACAAACACCCTCATTATTGGTAACAATGGTGCGGGTAAGTCCACTATATTGGATGCATTATGTTTTGGTCTCTTTGGTAAACCATTTCGAAAAATCAACAAACCACAATTATTAAACTCTATTAATCAAAAAGAGTGTGTGGTTGAAATTGAATTCTCGATGGGTAAAAAATACTATAAGGTGATTCGTGGTATTAAACCTAACACCTTTGAGATTTACTGTAATGACGTTCTCATGAATCAAGATGCGGCCGCCAGAGATTACCAAGAGGTGTTGGAAAAGAACATACTCAAACTTAATTATAAATCGTTTACTCAAGTGGTTATTTTAGGTTCGGCATCGTTTGTTCCATTTATGCAACTTTCTCCTGCTGATCGCCGTGCCATCATTGAGGACTTATTGGATATTCAAATCTTTTCTTCAATGAATGTCCTTGTTAAAGATAAGATGTCGGAGATTAAAGAATCTTCCACAAAAACCAAATTTGAAATGCAGTTGATTTCTGAAAGAATCATATCTCAAAAAAGGAGTATCGAAGAACATCGAATCCGAAATGATGAAGAAATTGAGAAGAAGAAAAAAGAAATTACCAATAGCATCGATCAAACTTTTTCATTACAAAGAGATATCGATTTAATTCAAAGGCATATCGTATCACTTCAAAGTAAGGTTGCCGATAAGATTTCGGTGGAAAAGAAAAGTAAAAAGTTGTTACAGTTAGAATCTAAAATTGAAACCAATATTAAGAAAAATGAAAAGGATATTACTTTTTATGAAGAACACAACAACTGTCCAACCTGTGAACAAGTTATCGCAGGAGAATTCAAAGCCGAACAAATCATTGAACGCAAAACCAAAGTCACTACTCAACGGCAAGGCCTTGAGGAAATTGCAGCACAGATTGCTCAAACAAACAGCCGAATAGAAGAAATACACAATATCATTTCTCATGTTTCGGATCACAATAACGAAATTGTAAAACACAACTCAACCATCTCGGCTGTAAACAAATACATTAGTAAGATACAAGCTGAAGTTGAATCTCTCTCTATACACAAGGATACAATCGAAGAAGAAAATGAGAAGCTAAAAGAATTTAAAGCTGAGTTAACATCGTTGATGTCCATTCAAGAAAAACTTTCAAATGAAAAACAATACTTTGAATTTGCCGGATCGTTGTTGAAAGATACTGGTATTAAAACAAAGATTATACGGCAGTATTTGCCTATCATGAATAAGTTGATTAACAAGTATTTGACTGCTATGGACTTCTTTGTAAATTTTACCATCAATGAATCATTTGAAGAAACAATCAAATCTCGACACCGTGATGAGTTTAGCTATTCTAATTTCTCCGAAGGTGAAAAAATGAGAATTGATTTGGCACTATTGTTTACATGGCGTCAAATAGCCAAGTTGAAGAATAGTACCAATACTAACCTTCTGATATTAGATGAGGTGTTTGATTCAAGTTTAGATGGCGTTGGAACAGAAGAATTTTTAAAGTTGATTCATGAAATGGGAACAGATACCAATGTGTTTGTTATTTCACACAAAGGCGATCAACTGTTTGATAAGTTTAGAAGTATAATCCGGTTCGAGAAAATAAACAACTTTAGTAGGATAGCAAAATGAGTGAAATGATTACATTCAATACCGATGAAGCGGTAAAAGATACTCCACAATTAAGGCAAGAAACAGTATATGAATTGGTGCCGGAGAATCATCCAATATTAAAACAAGTAATGCCTTTGTGGGACTTCAAAAACCCACCGATGAATCCTATTGAGATAGCATCCAACTTGGTTGATACTTGCCGTAAACATAAAGGTTATGGATTATCAGCCAATCAATGTGGATTACCATATCGACTATTTGTTATGGGATATGATAAAGAATACATGGCATTTTTTAATCCAAGGATCATTTCAACCGAAGAAAATTGCCACATGATCGAAGGTTGCCTATCATTTCCATTTTTAGGATTATACATCACCAGACCTAAAAAAATTACGGTTGAGTTTGAAAACTATAATGGCAAAACAGAAACGGCAACTTATGATGGTATATCTGCTCGTTGTTTCCAACACGAGCTTGATCATATGAATGGAATAGTGTATACTAGTAAAGTAAAACCAATGGCATTACAGTCCGGTATGCAGAAACGTAACAAAATATTAAAGAAATTGAAACTTAAATAATGGCAACACCAATTGAGTTTGTAGAAAAACAATGGGATGAATGGTCATCGGCCAATCCTGTTGAAAAATTTGAACACATCGATGAAGGACATATGAAGGAGGCTCTGATTAAGGACCTAACTTATGCTTCACAAATGGATGTTCGTGAATATACTTTGTATCAAAAGTGGTGTGAAGTAAAAGAAAGATATCCGGTTCAAGAAGTTTCCACTTTGTTTGGCCAAGAAACTCAGATGGTGGATCCGGAACAAAACAAATTAGTTGATAAAGTTAAGAAGAACTTTTGGGTACCACAAAGTCCTGATGATTTTGAAAATCTAAAACCTAAGATGGTTCTTTCAAATGGTCCTGATGCCGAAAGATGGAATGCCATTCGTACCTTTTCTTCTACAATGAAGAACAATTCCAACATTGGTCGTAATCTATTTTAT